ATGGGAAAGGTAAATTCAAAGAAGTCTATTGAACCACAAATTGCAGATTTAGCAAATGGATGGCTTAAATCATATGGTTTAGATTATAAATTAGAGCAGGAAGAATTAAATTTCGAAATAGATACCGCACTTAATGAATATTTTTCAAAAAGTGGTGGAAATGGTGGTAATCGACCTGATGCTAAATTACTTCTAAAAGATAAGTATAATAATTATTATCCGGTGCTTATTGAATATAAGGGCTACAAGGATAAACTGGTAAAACTCGATTCCAATGGACAAGTTGAAAATAAAACCGCTAAAAACGAGCCTAATTTAAAAAATATCAATTCATTTGCGGTAAACGGTGCGGTTCATTATGCTAATGCAATACTTCATTACACAAGTTACACTAATGTTATTTCTATTGGTATGACAGGATATAAAAATGACAGCGGAAAAATAGAGCATCAAATCGGTGTATATTATGTTTCAAAAAGCAATTTTGGTATTGGACAAAAAATTGGTGAATACTCTGATTTTTCTTTCCTAAAAAAAGATAATTTTGATGATTTTATAAATAAAATTAAAGAACTTTCCTTATCACAAGAAGAACTTGATAAGCTAAAAGAACAACGAGAAAGAGAAATCAATGCCAGCTTAGTAAAGCTTAATAATGATATATACCAAAACGAAAAAGGTCTTGGAGAAAATGATCGTGTTTATCTTGTTGCTGCATCTATTATTGCTACTCTTGGTATTCCCGGAAGTGTATCACCACTGGAAAAATCCGATTTAAAGTGTTCCACAGAAAAAGGCAATACAGATGGAGATATAATTGTCAGAAAAATTCGAGCATTTTTAAATGAAAAGAAATTACCAAATGAGAAAAAAGACTTAATCGTAAGAACCTTGGAAAACACACTGACAACTGAAAATATTAATAAAGTTGAAAACGGAGAAACACAGCTTAAACGAGTATTTACTAAAATTGTCGATGATTTGGGTATATACTATAAGATAGGTTTAACTACAGATTTTACAGGTAAGCTGTTTAATGAAATGTATAGTTGGCTTGGATTTACTCAAGATAAATTAAACGATGTAGTCCTTACTCCGTCCTATGTAGCTACATTACTTGTAAAATTAGCAAGAGTACATAAGGATTCTTATGTATGGGATTTTGCTACCGGTTCGGCAGGCTTACTTGTTGCTGCTATGAACGAAATGCTTATTGATGCTAAAAACACTATAACATCTCCCGATGAACTTGCCAAAAAGTCAGCTCATATTAAAGCAGAACAGTTGCTTGGATTAGAGTTGTTGTCAAGCGTATATATGTTGGCTATTCTTAATATGATTTTAATGGGAGACGGAAGTTCAAATATTTTGAATAAAGACTCCTTAAAAGATTTTAATGGTAATTATGGCTTTGGAAAAACCGGTGATAAATTTCCTGCAGACGCATTTGTGCTTAACCCTCCTTACTCAGCACCCGGTAATGGAATGAATTTTGTAGAAAAAGCTCTTTCTATGATGAATAAGGGTTATGCAGCAATTATAATTCAGAGTTCAGCCGGTTCAGGAAAAGCAACCGAGTATAATAAGAAAATATTAAAGCATAGTACCCTTTTGGCAAGCATAAAAATGCCTATAGATTTATTTGTTGGTAAATCAAGTGTTCAAACTAATGTATATGTTTTTCGTGTTGGAGAGGCACACCAAAACGATGATATTGTAAAATTTATTGATTTTTCAAATGATGGTTACACTCGTACTAATCGTAAAAAAGCAAGCTGTAATTTGCGTGATACAGATAATGCGAAAGAGCGTTATCAGGAAGTAGTGGATTTAGTTCGTTTTGGCAAATCGAAACTGCACTATCTTTCTGAAACCGATTACTATGAGGGACACATAGATGTAAACAGTGGCTCTGATTGGAATCAGACTGCACCTATAGATACAAAACCTACTCTTGAAGATTTTAAGAAAACTGTAAGTGATTATCTTGCTTGGGAAGTATCGAATCTTCTAAAAAATCAGAACACAGAGGATGACCGCCTGGGAAAATAGATGCCTCACTTAACGAAAAACTCAATAATGTTGAGTGGGGCGAATATAAACTTGGAGATTTATTTGAAATAAATCCGACTAAATATTATAAGCTATCTAATGAAAAAATTATATCAGAAAAGGGCAAAACTCCATTGGTTTCAAATATGTCTGTAAACAATGGTGTGATGGGATTTTCAGAATTAAAACCATTAAATAAAGGCAATTCAATATCATGTTCAGATACTACATTAGGAGCAGAAACAATGTATTATCAGGATGATGATTATATAGGATATCAACATATACAAGCATTTATTCCAAAATTCGAACCATTCAATAAGGCTATCGCAGATTTTATAATTTCTTCGTCAAGAGTAGCTACTTTAAATAGAAAATATGATTATGGTAATAAATTCAATCGTAATGCAATGAGAAATACAAAGATATTTCTGCCAATTAAAAATAGCAAAATCGACTTTGATTTTATGGAGTCGTTTATAGCTGAGCTGGAGGCTCAGCGGATAGCTGAGCTATCCGCTTACTTAAAAGTAAGCGGATTCGACAATTATGAATTGTCGGCTGAAGAGCTTGACGCTCTTCAAAATTTTGAGAAACTTGAATGGAAATCATTTAATCTTAAAGAGTTGTTTGGAAAATCTACAAGAGGAAAAAGATTAAAGGGCTCAGATAGAATTGATGGTGATTTACCGTTTGTTACTGCCGGCGAAACTAACGAGGGTATATCTGCATACATTGATAATGAGGTGAAAATCTTTGAAAATAATACTACGACCATAGATATGTTTGGCTCGGCAAAATATAGAAATTATAAATATGGTGCTGATGATCATATTGCTGTAGTCCATACAGAAACCTTGCCAAAGAAAGCCTCAATTTTTGTTACTTCATCAATTCACAAAGCTGCTCATACAGGAAAATTTGACTATGGGCACAATTTTTATGCAAAAGATGCTGATGATCTTTATATTATGCTTCCGATGAAAAATGGAATTCCTGATTGTGATATTATGGAAACCTATATTTCCGCAGTACAAAAGCTTGTCATAAAAGATGTAGTAGATTACAGCAATGCTAAAATCAACACTACTAAGAAGATAGTGAATAATACTGATTGGTAAGTAAAAGGAAGTTATTTTTTAACGAAGATAAGTTCTATGATACCCTTATAGATAGACGAAATAGTAATTAAAAAACTTATCAACTTAAGTTTAATAGCCAAGCCGAGTGTCAAGTGTTCATTCAAGGGTTTAAATTTGGATCAAAAATAATGTTAGAAAGTTAGAATAATTAAGAAATCTTTATTTACAACAAAATAATCGTTTAGAAACAGTGCGATAAATGCAAAAAATCAGTACCATTAATCTCAAGGCGATAAGTGGTACTGATTTTTTATGTTTAGCTTATAATTTATTTAGTTTCATATTCGCCGAGGTTATCTAATTCATAAACAATCTCTAAGAACTCTTCGTCAGTAATTTCGTCCTTAAGAAATTTCTCTTTAGCTTTCTTTGCTTTATCGAGCCAAGCGGTATAGGTTTCAAAATCTAAATCTTGTTTCACATAACTTATTTCATCGACTTTTCTTCCCAAATGTTAGTAAACAGAGGTGATGATAAAGTCTGCATTTGCATAAAAATCATTGAGGTGCTTAAGATGAAAAGTAAAATCATCTTTGAGAACACTAACAAAAATGCAGTGCAGAAAAGTAATAAAGAGTTTGAAAATTTAATTAAGAAGTCTATTTATCTTGCTTTGCTTGAAAAAGGTATGATAAATCAAAAACAATATGAGAAATGTTTAGAAAAGATTAAGGACTAAATAAATTCAGGCTGTGTCAAATTCGATACAGCCTGAAAAATTATCTGGATATTAAAAAATATTTGAATATAATAGTTGATTAAAAGGAGGCAAAGACTATGACATTTTTTGATAATGAAGTCCACAGGGTGGCGGCGTACTGTCGTGTGTCAACTGACAGCGATGACCAAGCAAATTCCCTTGAAAGTCAGCAAAAGTATTTTGGTGAGTACATCAAACGCAATCCCTTGTGGGAAATTTACGACATATATGTTGACGAGGGCATAAGCGGTACGAACACCTCAAAGCGAGTTGCCTTTAACCGTATGATTGATGATGCTGAAAGTGGCAAGTTCGATTTGATTATCACAAAGGAAATCAGCAGATTCGCTCGAAACACTCTTGACAGCATTGCTTACACAAGACGGCTTAAAGAAATCGGTGTGGGTGTGATTTTTATGAATGACAACATCAACACTCTTGACTCTGACGGAGAGCTTCGCCTTACTATAATGTCCTCCATTGCTCAGGACGAAAGCCGTAAAACTTCCGAGCGTGTAAAGTGGGGACACCGCAGAAGAATGGAGCAGGGGGTTGTGTTCGGCAGAGATATGCTGGGCTATGATGTTCGTGGTGGAAAAATGTATATAAATGAAGAGGGAGCGGAAACTGTCAGAAAGATTTTTTACAAGTACCTTGAAGAGGGTAAAGGCACGAATGTTATTGCAAAGGAGCTTAGGGAGGAGGGAGTAAAAACCTCAACCTATATGAAGGATTGGTCATATACGGTAATTTTGCGAGTGCTGAAAAACGAAAAATATTGTGGTGACCTTGTGCAACAAAAGACCTACACACCTGATTACCTATCCCACAAGAAACGAAAAAATGACGGCAAGCTTGAGTATGTCACAATAAGAAATCATCACGAGCCTATAATTTCAAGGGAACGGTTTGAGGCTGTTCAAAGGGAAATGGAACGCAGACGTGACTTGATGAACAGAGAAAACGGCTTTGGCAATCGCTATGCCTTGTCGGGAAAAATTCGTTGCGGAGAGTGTGGAGCAACATACACAAGGGTGCAGAAAACTCTCACTAACGGTAGAGTGAATGTTACTTGGAACTGCCACACCAACAGAAAATACGGCAGAGAGAAAGCTCTCAAAAACGGTGATGTGGAGGGTTGCAACAACAAGCTGATAAATGATAGGGATATTCAGGCAATTCTTCAAGCTATAGTAAATGATATTCTTGCTGACAAAACCCAACTAATCGACAGCGTAATCAAAACCATTAGTGCAGTCCTTGAAAGTGACTGCTCAAAGGACAACATAACCTACTTTGAAAAGGCTATTGAAAAGAACAAAAGTAAAAAGGAAAGGTTACTTGATATGTGCCTAAACGGTGATATTGAAACTGCTGATTATCGTGAGATGAGTGAAAAGCTAAAGACAGAGCTTGCTGACCTTGAAGAAAAGCTGAAAAATGAAAAAATCCACCAAACTGTGGTGGAGAATAAAGAAAATGTATTAAATGAAATCAAGGACTATATTAATAAGCTTGCTACGGGGGAAGAGTGGGACGAAATTTTCTACAGGAATTTGGTTGATAAAATTGTGGTGAATAAGGATAGGCAAATTGATGTTCACCTAAAACTAATCCCTGACAAATGGACAGCAAAAATCCTATGTGGACAAAAGGAAATTGAGGACTACAAAAGCATTTGTGACACTGGCTGTACCTCTGAACCTATATCCGTCAATGTGCCTTTGAGTTCAGGTAGGGGCATTGTGAATCTTTGACTCAGGTATCGCAAAGATGCACCAAGCTCACCATCAGGACCACCAGACACCAAAAACAGATAATTTATGCGTAAAAAAACAAATCGGCTCTTGAATTTTCTCGGTCAAAGACTACTTTATCAATGAACCCTTTAAGTATTTCGTTTTTTTCCTGCTCGCTGACATTTGGGTTTCTGAGCTGTTTTAAGAGCGGTTTATTTTCTTTGATTAGTTTTTCTCTTAATGCTTTTTCGTCAATCACAGCCGATTTCTGACGATTTGTGAGGGATTTTATTTGTTCTTCAATAGCTGATTTGAAATCTCTAAGTTCATCAATGGTATAAATGCCCTCGGCATAAGCTGCTTTAACTCTTTCAAGCTTGAGCTTTTCTTTTTCAATCAGAGCGTTATAATCAATAGTTTCCTCACGATTTGGTGAGGTGCTTTTTATATTTAGCTTGAATTTGCCTGTTGTGAAAGCCTGCTCAATGCCGATAAGAACAAGCTCATTTATTTTATTAAGGCTAATGTAGTGAGAAGTTTTGCAGTTGCCTTTTGTGTATTTAATACATTGCAGTCCCTGACCTTTTGCAGACATTGAAAGAGAAGCTCCACAGTCAGAGCATTTGACAAGTCCGTGCAGCATATATTCGTACTTGACCTCCGAATGGGAATAATGGCTGTGCTTTTTCTTGTTGTAGGCTATAAGGTCCTGTACTTTGTTGAATATTTCCTCAGAAACGATAGGCTCGTGGATACCGTCTGAAATGATTATATTTTCGTCCGCATAATTTCTGTGGGTTTTACCTTTTGTATTCCAGCGGATTTTTCCGATATAGACAGGATTTTGCAAAACATATTCAACTGTTCTGTTCTCCCAAAGATTACCTCTTGTGGTTTTTATTCCGAGAGAATTTAATTCTTTTGCAATCGAAATGCAACCTACACCGTTTAAATAATCATTAAAAATCTTTCTAACGATATGTGCGTTGGCTTCATTTATTATATATTTTTTGTCAACAATATCATATCCGAAAGCAGGAACAGACACAGCCTGCCCACGCTGAACCTTTTCGGTCATACCTCGCTTTACCTCGCCTGACAATCTAATGCTGTAATATTCGTCCATCCACTCAATAATACGCTCAATAAGTGATGAATATGGGCTGTCGTCAAGAGTTTCAGAACAGCTTATAACTGATACATTGTTTTTCTTAAGCATTGACTTATAGACAATAGCCTCTTCCTGATTTCGTGCAAATCGTGAAAATTTCCAAACCATAATTGCAGAAAAAGGGGAGGGCTTTTGTTTGGCAACGGCAATCATTTGATTGAATGCCGGACGTTTGTCAGCTCGTCTGCCTGATATGCCATCATCACGGAATATATATTCATTTGGAACTATGTAGCCGTTGGCTTTTGCGTATTGCTTGATAACCTTTATCTGAGAGTCAGGCGACAGCTCAGTTTGTCGGTCAGTTGACACACGAATATATGCAGCGGCAATTTTTAAATCTGAATTGCTCATCTTCTCACCTTGTATTACTTTATAATATTATGATACCCTATCCTGCGCCAACAGGGTAGGGCAGATTTTATTTATAAGTGAATTCTTTGATTTGATTTCAGATATTCTAAAATCATTAATTATTTTTTGCTCTTTGCTTTTTTGAATATTCAGGGTCATATCTCCTACAACCTCTTTCAAGGCTTTTGAAGTCGCAACAAATTTTAGAAAGAAAGGCATTGTTACCCTTAACAGCAGAATAATAAGTTTTCGAAGCGTGATCTAAAATACTAGCTTTATTCCTGTTCATATAAGAAACCTGACGCTTAAGTAATTCAGCATATTTCTTATCTTCTTCTAAATTAATATCGAAAGGAATTAAAGCTAATTCGTGTACTGGTATCATATTGTTAAATCCCAATAAACCCAGTTTACCATCATCAAGCTTTAATAAATGTTTACCGGATTTTATATTTACATGATTTGGCTTAGGTGACTCTAATGGTACGAAATAGCGAAACTCACCAACGTAAAGGACAATTCCAACGTATGGACGGCGACGGGCTTTATTGTCCTGCACTTTATTGTCAATACTTTTTAAAAAACGTATGTATTTATCGCTTATACGATATAATTTTAAATTTTCCATATTCCTCCTAAAACTATAAAATACGAGGTAGACACAAGTTATGCCTACCTCGTTTTTTAAGCCCCTACTTTACGGCAAGGGGTTTCCGCTTTTTTAAGTTCTAATTTCCGGCTTAGACTAACCGCTTTTTTAAGTTCCGTTTACGGATCGGACTCTCCGCTTGAAAGAGAGTGAGAAAGAATGATTATGTCTTATATTCTCACTTAGTGGAGCTATATACTCCACATCTATATTATACGCCGAAAAATCCCAAAAATCAATAACAAGATGTAAGGCAAATATTTATTTTTTATCAATATATTGTGTTGCGTATGCAAAACTTATAAAAAAGTATTGACAATACGCATAATGCGTGTTATAATATATATGGAGGTGAGGAAATGAGGTTTAGAGAAGTCGAAAAGCTACTTCTTAAAGACGGTTGGCGTTTAAAAAACGCACGAGGTTCACATAATTATTATGTACACCCCACAAAAAAAGGAAAGGTAACAATACCTAACCACCGTGGAGATTTAGACTTAAAGACTGTCAACTCAATCCTTAAACAAGCAGGGCTTAAGCAGTAAGCCTTTGCTTGTCCTCACTTCTTAAAACGTATTGGAGGTTTGTATTATGAAATTAGTTTATCCGGCTATATTTTCACCACTCGAAAACGAGAGCGGATATTGCGTCACATTTCCTGACTTGTGTGGCGCTGTAACACAAGGTGATGATTTGGCTAATTCCATTGAAATGGCTGTTGATTGTGCAAGCGGTTGGGTTCTTGATGAGCTTGAAAGCGGAAACCCTGCACCAAAAGCAACACCTGTTAATGAAATTCAGCTTGAAAGCAAAGACGATTTTATTAATTTGGTTGTGCTTGATATGGACGCCTATGCGGAAAAATATGGGCAAAAAGCAATTCGTAAAAACTGTACAATCCCTGCTTGGCTTAACACAATATCAGAACGTGAACACATCAATTTTTCAGCCGTTCTTCAAGACGCTTTGGTAGAAAAATTACATTTGAATAATGCTTAAGTTTCGTCCCTCTCAAAACGAGAGGGACTTTTTTATTTCCTTAGCTAAAAGTTAAATGTGTTTTATATATTCCATGTATGACCGCAATTTTGACAAACGGCTTTCTTCTTTGTCTTATTTACAGCTTTTTGCTTATGTGGAATAAATATCTTTGCAAAGAGTGCCGGAACAGTAAGGCATAACCATTTAATAGGAACCCACCACCAGCCAATAAATAGCCACCAAAGACAACCGTGATGTGAATTTTTTAACTTAACTTCATTGACAACCTGAATTGACACGTTGTAGCTGCCACATCTTATACATCTCATAATCTCACCTCCTTAATGTTTAAATTTAATTTTTTGCCAAAATCAAATAATCCCATAATATTTCACCTCAAATTTTTCTTAATATTGCAACACCAGACGGCATTTTTTATTTAAAATCTACATATATTATTTTTCCTACACGCTTATACTTAGGCGTGTTTTTCATTTTGTTCATATTCTATGTAATTGCGAGAGTTGACAAGGTCATTTGAATACTCAAGTAATTTTTCTTTACCTTTAGCGTTTAAAGAATCGTAGTTAAATAACAACTGTTCTTTGTTTAAGTCAGATATCTCAGCTTTTTTAGGCTCTCTAAATTCATTAAGAATATCATCAACGTTATATATATCGCATAGGGCTATGAGTAATTCTGCGTCAGGTTGACCGTGATTATTTTCCCATGCTGAAACTGTTTTCCCACTTTTACCAATTTTTTCTCCTACTTCTTTTGCAGTCATTCCATTTTTTATACGCAATTCTTTTAAAACTTTTGCTATGTGTTCTCGTGACATTAAATTCACTCCTTATTATACAAATTATCTATAAACTTATTATAAACAGCTAAATTTACAAAGTCAATACATAAATCTACAAAATTTAGAATTATTTTTAAAAAACCTCTTGACATTCTAAAAAACGTAGTATATTATAAGAATATAATCTACAAAATGTAGAATTGAGGTGAAATTATATGAGCATAAACGAAAAATTAAAAGCAATTGTTGATGAGAGAGGTATAAAACAATCTTATCTTTGCCAAAAAACTGGAATGTCTGCTGATTGTATTTCAAGAATACTTAATTCAACAAGAAAGATAACTGCGGATGAGTTTCTTAATTTATGTGATGTATTAGAGATTGACCCTAGAGCGTTTAGAAAAACCGCATAAGAAAACCAAACAGAAAGCGAGGTGGGATTGGTGGAAAAATTAGAAGGACACGATTACAACAATTTTGCGTTTCCCTCAATGCCTAGCCAAATAAATAGCGTTGTTCTTGATTTTGAACATATGATATTTGAAATAAACGGTCAAGGGATTGGACACGCAAGCGAGATTAACATTTCTTTTTACCAAGGTGAATGGACAATTTCTATAGGCGAAACGGCTTGCTATAACATTCGTGGTTCAAAAATAAGAGGTTAAAGAACCTACGAAAATAAGAAATGCTGCCGAATATCACATAAGTAATAAACGGCAGTATAATTGCTAACTGATAACTTCAAAAGACCCTATCACATCGGTGTTTTTGCGTATTTTTCCAATATTGATTAATTCTTCCATTTGTACTTCTACATTACCAAATGGCAATAAATCAATGTCTATAAATTTGTGTTCCGGTTCTTTGGCTTTTATTTCTAGCAATTTGTTATACAACTGTTCTGCAGTAATAGACACAATGCACACCCCCTTTCAACACTATTCTACAACGAAAAATGTTGAAAGGCAAACAAAATAACACTCACAAGCGAGGTGAGATAAATGCCAAAGAAAATAAGGTTAAAAACATATCATAGCACAGTAAAAGCTACTGACCGCAAAGGCGTTATACGCATTACAAGCGAAGCCGAGGGAGTTCTGAGAAGTCTTGCTATTCAGACAGGACTTCCGCTTAAAGCAATCGCAAGTGAACTGATTATACAGAGTGCTGAACTTGTGGAGATTATTGATGTCGGTGAGGACAATTGAAAGATTAAAATGTCCTGATAATTTAACATTCACAACACAACGCCATATTTTATAAGGAGGTGATTTTATGGCAAGAAAGAAGTTTACAGTGGGCGTACATATTCCAATTGACGGGGTAGATTATCTCTGGTTTGAAATTGATGAGGAGCGTAATGTGACTTATTACTTGCCGGAAGATGAAACAGAAGCTATTGAAGCAGTCAAGCAGAAGATGCTTGATAACGTAGGAAAAAATATGAGTAGATTTTATTTTCAACATCCCGAATTACTTAAAGGAGAATAACCAATGAAGTTTAAAACCAAAAGACAGCTTCGCAAAGACGTTGATAGCCTTTTACACGAGATTTCATATCTAAAAAAAGAGCTTAGCGACGTGAGATTAGATTTAGAACTTGAGCGGTCGCTCACAAAATCGTACAAACGAGAAATTTTACGTTTGAACGGAGGTGAAAAGTAATGTGTGGGTGATAAAAGATGAAGAATAAGTTAGATGTATTTGCCGAGCAAATTACAAAAATTAATGAAAATTACATTAGCCAGTTGATTGAACTTGCTGACGAGTGGGGTATTCGACGAGATGAAGTAATTTGCAAAGCGGCAGCTTGTGTAATTAATGTGGCGGATTTAGTTAATGAAACGAGGTGAAAACAAATGATTGAAACAAAAATCAAGTGGCATAAGGCAAGTGAAGAATTGCCTGAAAGGTCGTGTAAGGTTGTTGCTGTCTATTTTGGCAATATGATTGGCATATATAGAATTTCAAGTATTGATTATTCTGACAGATACAAATTGTTTAATTGTCGTGACGACTTTTGCGAGGAAGATATTAAAACTTTCAGCTGTTTTTCCAATGATGTTGCCTACTGGGCATACTTTGACGAAATTAAAGCAATGTTTCCCGATACAAAAAAAGACCGCTGAGCAGGCATGCTCAAACGGTCAATAAGTAAATAATCTATTTATATTTTAGACAATTAAGAAAGATTTGTCAAGGAGGATTTTAATATGTGTGAAGTGTGCAGAAAAACGCCTTGCGATTATCGTTGCCCTAATGCTGACGAGCCGAAAATTTTGTGCAAAAACTGCGACAAAATACTCACAGTTGATGATGAAACATACAGAGATGCAATGTGCAACGAGTTCTGTTCCCTCAAATGTGCCCTTGAATGGCACGACATTGAAAGGGCGTGACAAAATATGGCTAATGAGTTTAAAGATAGCGTTAAGTGGTTTTCAAAAGGAACTGTCAACGTGTATTTTCCTGAAAACAAAATTAAATGTCAGCACTGCATTTTTTGCAGAGCAGACGGGAACCTAAGCCGATTTTGGTGTGCTTTGAATAACACTCAAATTTATAATCCGTTTATTGATGGATTGCCTGACATTTGCCCTATCAAATTAACAGGCGAAATTGTAGGAACAAGAAAGGAGTAGTTTATGGGATTTCCGGTATTAGTTCTAGGTGAAAGCGGTTCAGGCAAGACCTATTCGCTCAAAAATTTTGACGAAAAGGAAGTAATCATTTTTTCGGTTGAAAAGAATAGATTGCCTTTTAAGAAAAATCTTAGAGTTATAAAAAACGCTGACTATAGCGTTATTGGTCAGGAATTTAAAAAGCCTACCGTAAAGACATATATTATTGATGATAGCCAGTATCTGCTTGTAAACGAGTTTTTTGACAGAGCAAAGGAAACAGGCTATCAGAAGTTTACAGACATTGCCTTGAGGTTCAGAAACCTTATTCACTATATAAACCGCAATATGCCTGATGATGTTATCGTGTATTTTTTACATCACGTTGAAACAGACAACAATACAGGCAAGCGTAAGGCTAAAACAGTCGGCAAAATGCTTGACGAAAAGCTAACAGTAGAGGGTTGCTTCGATATTGTTTTGATGACTGATACAGACGGCAAAAATTACAGCTTTTTGACAAAAACAGATGGCTATAACCCAGTAAAAACACCTGAGGATATGTTCGAAAGTGAAACTATACCAAATGACCTAAAGGCTGTTGATACAGCTATCAGAGAATATTATTTTTTGAAATAATTTTTTTAAAAAATGCATAAAACAATGCATTTTCTTTGATTAATTACACACATATATGGAGGAATTTAAAAGATGATTAAATCATATACAGGAATGAAAGCAGAAAAGGCTGTCAGCAACACACCATTGCCTGCCGGTGGTTATGTTGCCAAGATTGTTGGCGCAAGAGTTGAGGAATATGGCTGGGGATCAGTTGTGGTTGTAGCCTTTGACATTGAAGAAGGCGATTACAAAGGCTTTTTCAAAAAGCAGTTTGACGGCAATCAGAATGAGGACAAAAAATGGAAGGGTACATACAGGCTTACTGTTCCTGATGAAAAATCACAGTATTTTACAAGCAATCAGAGAACATTCAACAATTTCATCTATGCACTTGAGGATAGCAATACCGGATATCATTATGACTGCGATGAAAACAAGTTCAAAGGCAAGGTAATTGGCGTGATTTACCGCAACAAGGAGTGGGAGATGAACGGTAAAACAGGTTGGACAACCGAGTGTGGCGCTGTGACAGACGTTAATGCTATCAGAGAAAACACTTTTAAACCTCTCAAGGACAAGCCATTGAATAATAGCAATTCATCAGTTAACGCCCAAAACAGTGGTTTTACAAATATGGATAGTATTGCTGACGAGGACTTGCCATTCTGATGTTGCATCCGGTAGAAATTCAGCAATGCCTTGAAAATATCAAAATTCTTGTAGACACGAGGGAACAACCAACGCAAGCGTATAAGCAGAGATTAAAAAGTATGGGCGTTCCCTCTGAACGCAGAAAGCTTGATTTTGGAGATTACAGCATATGTTGCCTGTTGCCAAGCGGTGAGGAATATACCCTTGAAAAGAGCGTTTGCGTTGAACGTAAGATGTCTTTTGATGAAATCTGTAATTGTTACTGTCAGCAGAGAAAACGCTTTACAGCGGAGTTTGAGAGGGCAAAAACAGCAGGAGCAAAGGTGTATTTGCTCGTTGAAAACGCAAGTTGGGAAAAAGCTTACAATGGTAATTATCGCAGTCTTATGCAACCACAGGCACTCGTTGCCAGTATGACAGCGTGGCTTGCAAGATATAATTGCCAGCTTATTTTCTGCAAACCTGAAACATCAGGAAAATTAATCAAGGAATTGCTATACAGAGAATTAAAGGAGAAACTCAAAAATGAAAAAGTCAACATATGAAAACAGGCTCAGAGCTTTTGAAAATGAAAAGAAAAAGCTGTATGAGCAGAATTTAACAGGAAAACGAATTATCGAATTACTTGATGGTGGTTCAAATGACTGAAAAATCAACGTTTATAAAATTGAATAGAAAAATTTTAAAGTGGCGTTGGTATCAGGACGCAAACACGTTTAGGCTATTTGTCCACCTTCTGTTAATTGCAAATGTTACTGACCGTGATTTTGAGCAGACCACGATCAGGCGAGGGCAACTTGTTACAAGTGTAGCGCATTTATCACGGGATTTAAAAATTTCAGTAAAATCAGTTAGAACTGCACTTGAACACCTAAAATCGACAGGCGAAGTGGCAATCAGTACAACCTCGAAATATTCGATTATTACTATAAAAAACTATGACGAATATCAAAAGGTGGCAAGCTCTTGGGCAAACGAAGGGCAAACGAAGGGCAAACAAAGGGCAAACGAGGGGCAACAATATAAGAATGATAAAGAATGTAAAAGAATGATAAAGAATGAGAGAGGGGAAACGCTTCCACCCCTCGGACGATTTAAAAATGTGTTATTGACACAAAACGAGATTAACGAACTTGAAACGAAATACCCCGACGATTATCAGGGGAAGATTGAACGATTATCCAGATACCTCGAAAGCACAGGCAAGAATTACAGCAATCATTTTTCTACCTTGCTTGGTTGGCTGGAACAGGATGTGAAGTCTGAAACAAAGCGAAACACATCTTACGATATTGACGAGCTTGATATACTAACACCTCCGCCTGAAATAGCAGAATGAGGAACGATTAATGATTTGGGCTGAAAATTATGATAAAAATTAAAAAATGCGACATCTGCCGTTGTGATTACGGCGAATTGCAAATCAGAAAATGCCCACATCCGGCTGTTAATAGAAAATATGGCAAATATGTTTGCGTTTACTGTTGTAAGAAATGCAAATTTGCAAAGCCGTACAGTACAGGTTGGGGGTGCGTATATGACAAAGGAGATGAACAGCTTGAAAGCCCACATACCGATAACTAATGCTCAGCGAAAGCGAATTGAGCAGGAAGTTGAAATAATAGCCAAGCGAGAAATTGACCGAGAACGAGCGGACTTAACACGCAGGCTGTTTAAAACAATTATACTTGCCCTGCACGAGGAGTTTGGCTTTGGACAGAAGAAATGTTTAAGAGCCCTCGGAGCAATGACAGAAATTATTGAACGTTCAGACAATGACGAAGTGTTCTTGGAACACATTGACAAGGTAGTCATTGATTATCTGAAAATGGACTTTAAGCGAGATTATACAGACAGAGGAAAGGTAAGGAGTGAAAGAAATGAAAACAGTTGTTAAAATCCAAATGGAACAAATTGACGAGAATAACATCCATTTAAGCACAAAATTAAAGGGTGGGGAAGTAGATATACTTATGTCACTCGCCCACTTGGTTAGTTCAATGTTGGGAAATGGAATTTCAGCAGAAGTAATTAACGGTGCAGTAAAATACGGTTTCAACGATTTTGAAGAAAAGAGGGTTGAAGAATGACAAATTTTGAAAAAATCAATTCTATGAGTGTTGAGGAAATGGCAGAATTTATTAATAATCTTTCAGCGCGTTGCATTACGAGTGATTGTGATAATTGCCCATTACAAGAAAACAATCAAGATATAACTAGATGTGTCGATTGTGATGATAGCACAATCTTGAAATGGCTTGAAAACGAGGTGGAAGAATGAGTTATTGCAAAGATTGTTTTAATTTTGAATTGTGTGCAAATGGCTATGGCGAGGTGACGGCTGATACTGAAATCACAAACATAAAAGGCAAGCCGTGTCATTATTTCAAAGACCGCACGAAGTTTGTTGAGTTGCCGTGCAAGGTTGGAGATAAAGTATATTTACTTGCTACAAGAACTACAAAACAAAGCCGTAAAAAAGTAGTTATTAACTATATAGAAACAGGGATAGTTGATAATATAACATTAGGACAAATTATGATACCTCAAATTGATGTGTGTATCACAAATAATGTTTGGATTACATTTGACTCCGAGAAAGATATAGGTAAAGCAGTATTTCTAACACGAGAAGAAGCGGAAAAGGCGTTAAAGGAGCGTGAGCAGAAATGACAATAACTGATGTTGTTAAACAATGCAACTGTAAATATGCAAAAGCTTGCGTTAAAAGTGGAAGTGTGACTATGAATATAAAATGCAAGAAGAAAATCATTTACACAAGTCCTGCGACTTGTGCGTTGTGTAAGGAGCGTGAGCAGGAATGATACATATGTGTGTTGACATAGCAGGCTCAATGAAGTATGCCAAAAATTTTGTCGGCAACATTACTGTCAATGAGAAAACTTTAAGCACAGAAAAAGAAGTTATAGACTTTTTTCAATCCCAGCTTGATATGGGCAGAAGAGTTTTGCCATTGGGTGATTGTGACAATTTTGATTATCAGACAGGTTGCAAAGGTCACGACAACGAGGAGAAAACGGAATGAGCAGATATATTAAAACTACTGAATTGTGTGATTTTTTATCGGATAAATACGTAGGTCAGGAATGGGTTAAGAGAGAAGATGTTTTAAAAGATATTGAAGAATGTCCAGCCGCA